TACAATCAGTTACTTTATCTTGACCAGAAAATATTTTATGTATTTGATTTTCATTACAACCATAACTAACAAAGTCAGATGACATTTGATGTACTAATGAAGTTGTAGGTACAATAATTAATACTTTTTCAGGATCAGATTCATAATACTTTGATACCAAATATATTATTAATGACTTGCCTGATGCAGTAGGAGATAATAATAATGCTCTTTTCTTTTTTATTGCATGTACAAATGCATCTAATTGATAGTCTCTTGGTTTAAGAGTTAGGTTAAGAGAGGATATAAACTCTTCCGCTTCCTTTAAATTAAAGTTAATGTCAGAGAACTCTGACAAGTCAAGGGTAAGCTCATAACCTCTCTCTTTAGCAAATCTTTGTACATATGGTAATAATCCAAGATAAAGATAATGTGTTGCTTTAGAAAATAATCTTATCTTTCCATCCCATACTCTATTTCTAAATGCAGGAGAAAATCTAGCACCTGGTACATTAAAAGTAAAATAGTCTGATAATTCATATGCAAGATCATTCTCACAATGTATCTTCATATGTACATCGTTTATCTTTTCTACTCTAAGCTCCAACTTTAAACTTTTCCCATGTTATAGCTGCGTTTATCTGATAACCTCTAGCAGGTAAATTCTTTATTACTGATTCTAAAAATTCAACTTTCTCTTTTTGTACAGCTATCTTAAGTGATAAATTTTTTAGATGTACATCCGATTGCATGTAAATAGATAAATCAGTTTTTAGTATTTTTAACTGAAAAGGCTCCCATGCATTCTCTTTTAATTCTTCTTCACTTATTGTACCATTATAATACTCAAATTTCAACTTGTATAATAAATTATAATCTTGTTCTAGTTTTCTTAGTTGCATTCTTTCAGCAGAGAACATATTATAATATTTTGAATGTAATTGAGGTATGCGTAAACTTTCTTCACCAAGTTCGGTTCTATCTATATTAGAATCATTACGCCATATAGTTTGAATTTCTTCTAGTTTCATAATAAAAAAATAATTTATAACAGTCTTTATATTATAGACTAAACTTAAACAGAGTTCAACGTGAAGTTTCGGAATGCAAATGCTACAGATGCAATTACATAACTAACATCTGTTGCAGTAACATCAAATGCAACATCAGTTAATGAGGTAGGATATAGATCTTTAAATACAAATTCTTTTACGGGTGCTTTTACTGAATTAAGAACCATTAAAGATGCATCTGAATATGCACCATCACCAGTCATAGGTTGTGCAGTTCCTTCAAAGCCAGGCCTATCGGCGGGAAATACTGACTTATGTTGTGCACCACTTTCAGGTGTACCTAATGCATTAATCCAATTAAACAACTCAGTATAGTTAACCATATCTTCATCTATTGCAAATGTAATATTAAGAACTCCAAATTCAATATGATCACCATAAACAGGTAAACGAGTAAAGGGTGTTTGTATATCAGCTTGACCTAAAGTAATACCAGGTATCTCTGCTGTTTGTACAAAATAGTTAACATTAGGAAGTTTCTTTATAGAAAAAGTAAACCCTAATGGTGATAAAAAGTTTTTATTTGTAGGTGTGTTTGCTATAGCTGCCATATTAGTATTTATACAAGCCAAAAAAAAGGGCTCAATTAAGAGCCCTTAGTGCGAGGTATATATTATTATTATAATATTTGAATTTACATAATGTTGTCTACTCTGACTCTTCTGTAATATTCATTTGTGTCTTCTGATAAAGCACCTGTTCCAGCACCTGTAATACCATCGTTAAATGGATTAGCTACCATACCGTACCTAGTCTTGAAACCAATCTTAGGTTGGAATGTATCTGGATCAACGGCTCTTACCATCTGTAGTGGAACATATGGGCAGTAGAACAGTCCAGCGTCAAACGCATTTGAACCTTTGTAACCTGCGATCATATAGTTACCACCAGCATATGGATCAATATAAACTCTCATTCTACCGTTAAGAACACCAGCAAATGTATTACCAGTATCATCAACGTTTAGATTGTTAGAATTTAAAGCTGGAGCGTAATCTAAAACACCTGCCATTTGTAATGCAGAAGCTACGTCTGAAGAACAAATAACGATGTTACCTTTTCCTCTACGAGTTCCTTTTGCAATGGCGTTTGCTTCTCTCTCTAATTGGAACATTAGACCTTTGAACTTCTCAACAGACCATCTACCGTTTGAGTCAACATCTAAGTCGAACTTACCAGTAGTTGTTGTATCTGATTGAGCACCTACTTTAGAAGTAACGTAGATTGTTCTAACTACTTCTCTGTTGATCTCAGCTAAGATTTCAGCAGAAAGAATGTTAGAAAGCTCTGATTCTGCATCAAGACCGTGTACTGCTTTAAGATCTTGAGCAAGTTCCATTGAGTACTCAGCTTTTAGCGCTCTACCTTTAGCTGTTACAGTTACTTTCTCAATTGAGAATGCCATTTGATTAAATAGCACAGTTGAGTTAGATCCTGCTCTCTCTAAAAGATCTGTAGTAGCACCAGATGCAAAGTTAATCTGTGTGTTAGTAGCTAACTGAGTTAAGTTAGCACCAGCACCTGTTGAACCTAAGTGATTATTACCTACTTCTGTACCACCTGTAGCAGCGTTAGCTGAATGTAAAGTGTTAGCTTCGTTGTAGAATACTTCGTCACCAGTTTGGCTAGTTACTCTTGATCTCATTGCAAAGATAAGACCTGTAGGACCAGTCATTGGCTGGACACCACAAATATCATATGCAATAAGGTTAGGCATTGCTCTTCTTACCAAGCTAATGAGTACTGGATCAAAAATATCAACAGCACCGTCACCGGCAACTGAAGATGATCCACCCATTGCATTAGTAGGAGCAGCCTCTGTTAATGATTGACTTCCAGGAGCCTGATATGATGCTTCTCTTAAGGCCCTTTCAGTGTTCTCTAAAATTTGAGCAGTTACCGCGCGCTTATGACCATCATCGATCTTTTCGAGATCGGGATGCTCTAAGACTGGCTTCCACTTATTTTGGACGTCTTCTGATAGTTGCATTTCAACTTCCCCTTATTATTATTGTTAAAATTTATTTATCGTTTTAATGATCTTGATATAGCCTTAACATAAGAACTTACAGGCCCTGATAGGACTTGTTTTGATTCCTGTTCTGGCTCTTCAGCTGATTCGACTTCAGACTCAACAATGTCAGCGCCTTTTTTGTCAACTTTGAAATAATTCTCTTTGACAATGTTTAGCTTTTTGACATATGACTCTTCGTCTACAAAATCAACACCCTCTGCTAAATCTGCAAACTTCTCTTTCTGAGCTACAGTTAAACTTTCACTGACTTGTGCGAGTAGTTTAGTTTTTTGTTGCTCTTTAAGATTGTTTTTTAGCTTGATGTTATCGTTTATAGACTCATCAAGTTTGGACTCAAGTTCCTCAACTTTTTGAGCTAATTCACCTAAAACATCTAACTTATCTTCTGGCACTTCGATGTAATTCTCTGCGAATAACTTCTTAAGACCATCAATAAATTCTTCAGTAATTTCTGACTTAAGTGATGACTCAACGGCTAGTTCGTTTTGCTCCATCCATTGTTCAACAACATAATTCAAATAATTATCAACTTTTTCATGAAGATCCTTAGTTACTGCTTCAACAGTCTCTTCAATATGTTTTTGTTGTTCTTCTTCTAGTTGCTTTTCAATACCTTTAACTTTAGCAGCAACAGCAGCTTCAAAAATAGTAGAAGCTTTCTCTTTAAATTCTTCTGATAAATCTTCACCTTCAAAAGCTACTTCTAAAGACATATTTAATGTCTCCACAGTTTTTGGAGATGCGTCAGAAGGCTTCATGTTAAGAGTCGCTTTATTTGCGTCTGCACTTGCCTCACCAGCTTTAGGTGTACCAGCTTCTAGATCAGATGCTGTTCTAAGAGGAGGTTGCTTTTCACCCTGGTCTTTCGACTTAGGGAGAGTAGCTTTAGCGTCAGTAGGCTCAGGAATGATTTGATCACCATTCTCTCCCCCTTTAACGACTACCTTCTCGTCTAGTTTCTTTTTTGACATTGTATTACTCCCGTATAAAATATCTATTATTATTTATAAAAATACTATTTACCTAATAAACTTTTTAAGTAGTTATCAAATATTGCAAGCTTTTGCTCCTCTATTTGTTTTACAGACATTTTTTTAACTTGCTTCTGTGTTTCATCTGCTACTTTAATCATTTTTAAGCCTGCATCTGGATCCATAACCCATTCAACACCTTCCATAACACCTCTAACGAATGCGTCAGGGGCAGAAGGATCTGCAACTATATCTGCTGCAGTTGCAAGATAAAAATCATCTTGTACTTCCATAACACCTTTATTGTCTTTTAAACTACCCATACCTCTTGAAGAACCACCTAACATTGCTCCTTCGTTCATTAAATTCTTTACAATATTGCCATATGGAGTGTCCATAATTTTTGCTTTACCAATATAGTTGTCGCCTTGCTTTTCAAGCCCTTTAACCATATGTGATACACGCTCTAAATTAATAGTTGGACCCTGTGGGTGTCCAAGTTCACCATAAGCTCTATTTTTTTCGATATACTCTTTATTATATCGCTCAACTTCTTTATCTAGAACCTCCATCGGATAAACACGACCATTTCTATTCTTTAAGTTACCTTGTAAGAAAACACCTTCGATAAAATAGTTTTTCTTTTCTTTATCATCAGAATCTTCTTCAACTAACAACTTTACTTGTTCTGTTACGAGTTCGCTAATTAATTTCATCTCTTTTCCTTTTAGTAAAACGCTACTGAAACACCTTTAACAGATGTGCCAGAATTTACCTCTATAGTTTCTGTTGGCTCTTTCATAAGATAAACAACACTTTCATCTGTACCTGCAAATCCTATCGTAAATGTACCAATAGTATCACCATTGGCATATTTTTGTGTAATAGTAAAATTAGTATCTGATGATGTGTTAATTAATCTTACTAAAGAGGCGTCATCAACAGTATTAGCAGTAGCTGGAACTGTTATTTCAGAGTTTTTTATTTTAAGAATATCAGCCATTTTGTTCCTCTTCTTTTAAAGCTTCTAGAAGCTCGTCTTGTAATCCTTCCTCTAACATTTGTTCCATGATTAGCTTATTATCTGATGTTAGTTCAGCATAGAGTTCAAGTAAAGCTGTATCTACATCCTCGCCTTCTTCAACTTCTTCTTGTGCTAATTTGTTTGCTGTTGCATACATAACTGATTCAGCATCTTTACCATATTGCTTTTTAAAAGATGACATATTCTTTTTCATGCCTTTAACGATAGTTTCTGCTTTCTTTTTTTCACTATCTGACATTTCATTTACTTCTTCATATACATCATCATCTTTATCTTTATCGTAGCCATGTTTTTCTTCTGAAC